TTCCAGGCTTTGTCAAAAGACTTACTATCTTTTTTAATATCTTGTTCTTTGTGTGGATCATCAATAATTAGAAGATCAGCACCACGACCTGTTATTGCTCCACCGACACCGGCTGCAAAATATTCACCGCCTTGTTCTGTTTTCCATTTCCCTGCTGCCTGACTATCTTCCATGAGTCGGGTGTCAAAAAGTTCTTTGTAGTTTTCTTGATCTACTAGATTCTTTGTCTTACGTCCAAAGTCTACAGCAAGATCTGCTGTGTGTGTTGCTTGAATAATTTTTAATTGTGGGTTCTTCCCGATCATCCATGCCGGGAGTAAGAATGAGGCAAACTCCGACTTTGTGTGTCTTGGCGGCATGTTTATGATCAGACGTTTAATTTCGCCTCTAGCCAATCGGTTAAAAGCGTCATTAATTTTTTTATGGTGTGAACCTTCAATAAACTCTGGCCACACATATTTTACGAAACTCAAAAAATTACCTTTGATAGTATCTTTGGCTTCTAGTAGTTGAATTCTTTTTCTGACCCTTAAAAGTCGTTCTTTCTCCTCTAAGGTAAGTCCCTCTAAATTTTCCATAAAAAATTTTTTATAATATTTTTTTATAACTCACTTTTAAAAGTTAGTCTATAAGAGTCTAAATCTTACATATATGTACACATCTGGGACCCCTACTGTGTATTTAGGGTGGGCCCGCCCGAGTTCTCAAGCAAAAAATCAAGATGTTGTGGTACCTCTATTGGTACACACTATGTATTTATTGCATGGCTAGATTTCTGCATCTCATCTAGCCATGCAAAGCGAGATTAAAACAACACTCGTTGTTTATCTTCTTCCACCTCATCTGTTAATACTAGTGGCTCTTGCTTATCAGCAACCTCACTAAAACTAACTTCTTGCAAGTGATATGAAGTCTTGCTCTTGTCCTCGTTTAATGTGTCGAGGGCAAGTATAACTCTAATCGCTGAGGTAAGATCATACATTTTATTTTTATGTATTTCGTACCTTATTGGAACGTGACTATAATTAGTTTTTTCAACTACGAAAAATTTTCTGTTATCTTCCATAATTATAATCCTATTGTCCAACTATCTGACGCTGTTCTATATCCATCAGCGTCTATATCAAAATAAGTCATTAATACTCGACCTGCTTTTGATGTCCAATATCTACACTTATCTGTCCATAATGCATTACGTGTAATTGTCTTTTTATCACTTGCTGAATAGTAAGTGATTGTAAAAGGTTTATTATTTATCATTTATTCTCGCTTTCTATAACTTAATGTTATGGGATATTAATATCATATCCCATAACCATTGCAACAAATTAATTTAAGTTATCTGAATTAGTTTGTTGTTGTTGCATATATGCAACACGTTCAGCGATCTTTTGTTCTCTAGTTTTTTCAGTATTTTTCATACCCTTTATTCTTTCAGCTAGATTTTTCGGATTGTAAATAACTAACCCTGTCGAGTTTGTTCTAATAATCTCATGGTCAGTAATTGGACAACCAAGTTCATTAGATAATTCAATCGCCTCGTCAAGCCATTTATAACCTTTTAATCCAATCTTGATTTCTTTCATTTGTTTCAAAACACTTTCAACCCATTTTTGGTGTGCAACAACAAAAGTTCCTTTTGCTTGTTTCCAAGAAATTAAAAATTTAAATTCTTCTTCTGTACAAGCAATAGAACGATCTCGACAATAATCACGACCAATTAAATCCAACTGATATTTTTCATTCCACTCTCGACCATACTTGGTTTCATTATTTCGACCACCACTCAATCCAAGATATTTTTCGTTGTTCTCAACAAACTTTCTTTTGTGTGGATTGTCGTCTTTATCAGCTTGTTCAATTAAGATGTCAGCGTTGCAATCTTCCTGTGCATTAATTTCATCTCGATACAAAGCAAAAGCATACTCATTATCTCTATTATAAGATGAATTGTTTTGAGTGTCGATATCGCCATTCAATCTAAAATCGAAATGTTTTTCGATTGTCTTATCTTCCATTATTAGATTGTCGTTATGATCTCTTTTTTCTACTTGACCTTGATAATGAAAATGAAAGCAACTATCTTTTGCAATCGTTGAAACATTTTCAAATTTATTTTGAAGATAATATGCTTTTGCAACATCTTCATCTGTATAATGTCGCCTTACTATTTTTTCAGCAACACTCCAAGCATTGTCGTTGATGTCCACTTGTTGTGCTTTTAAATCATCATACTTTCTTTTTTCTTGTGTATCTTCTTGAAATAAATGTTGCTTTATTCTATTTGCAATTTTATTTCGATACTCTTGATTTAGTCTTATTCTTGCCATGTGTCCTCTTTCTTTTTTATTGGTTAATTTAAAAAAGTTTTAAACTATTCTTGACAATAGTCAATAGGATATTATATTAAAATCTGTTAATTTATAAAAACTTTAACTAACATTAAAGCTAACCCATGAGAGGTAGTTCTAGTGTAGAACACTCATGGGTTGCAGAAAGAAAGAGGACAGATATGGCATTAAAATATTGTCAATCACACAAGTGTCATACTTATGACACAAAGGACAGGAAACGAGGATCAAAAGATAATCGAGTTAATCAGACCAGAAGAAGATCAGAATTCTACTATGGTGGTGGAAATTTTTGTTCTCTTAATTGTTATAATGATTGGGCAGATCAATTCATGGATAGAGCCATTGATAATGTTTCTGGCAGATTACATGAACCCATGACTTTAACAGAAGAAAATGCGTGGCGACAAGTTTGGAACCCAAGAAGATATGACAGGGATTATAATAGGGTTGAAAGTCAACCAGATTATATAGAAAGGAATATGATTACAGGCGAGGAAAGACCTGTACAAGATAACTAGTTTCGTCTGTCCTTGATGAAAGGGGTAGTTTAGAATTATTCTAAACTACCTCTATTTTTTTTGGGTGGGCCCGCCCATAGTCTTCAAGCTGCAAGCGGGTGGGCCCGCCCAGTATCAGCAAGCCTGCAAGCTGTCAAGAAAATTATTTTTATTTTTTATTTGACTTAATTTTTAATCTGGGATATTCTGGGTTAAATTAATAAAGGAGAAATATGGGACTAGATCAATACGCTGGACTACGTGACAGCAAAGGTGAAGTTCACGAGAAGTTTTATTGGAGAAAACACGCTAGACTGCAGGTGTTCATGTCTAAGCAATTCAATAAACAGAAAAAAGATCAGGATCATAACACACATGACGACCTGCAACATCTAGGTTTTAACGGTGGTCAAGGTGGTGTTACAATTACTGAAGATGTGATCAAGGATCTTGAAGAAGCAATTAAAAATGATTATTGGAATTATTTTGCTTCTGATGGTTTTTTCTGGGGACAACAGTTTCAGGAAGAACAGGTCAAGGAATACAAGGCTCAGGATGAAGAGTTTTTAAAGTGGGCTAAAGAACAGGTCAAAGCCGGTAGATCTATTGGCTACGACTGTAGTTGGTAAAAAAATTTCAGGCGCCTACTTGTTTAGATGGCGCCTGGATACTCAGGCCGCGCCGCCGCCGCTAGAACACAGAGACTCTGGCGGCCTGGGGCTCAAGCTCTCAAGCTTGACAGGTCGCAAGCTGTATAGTATAGGATATTATAGGAGAAAAAATATATGTTAAAAAAAGAAGCAAGAGAAATAACTGGCGGACTGTCGAAGCCGTCGAAGATGCCAGGACCAGCGCACAACCTGCCAGCTCAGGCCTGCAAGACCGGGGCCAAACTGGTGAAGGTTCCAGGCTCTGTCTGTGCTGGCTGCTATGCCCTGAAGGGTAGATATAGATTTAATAATGTACAAGCGGCCCTTAATAGAAGGCTGCAAGCGCTCGAAGATCCGCGCTGGGTGGAAGCAATGACAGCGCTAATTAAAGGTGAAAAATTTTTCAGGTGGCATGACTCAGGAGATATCCAGTCGATGGGACATCTAGAAAATATTTTTAAAGTGTGCAAGCTCACGCCGGAGACCCAGCACTGGATGCCAACGCGAGAAGCTCAGTTCCTGAAGCAATTGGACCCGGCCACAATACCGACAAATTTAATTATTAGAATGTCATCACACATGATCGACCAGGGACCAGTTAAGTTTTGGCCGTGGACGTCGACTGTTACCAGCAGCGCCGGCAGGACCTGCCCGGCCCCTGAACAGGGCAACAGTTGCGGCAGCTGTAGACAGTGCTGGGACCGGTCAGTCCCTAACGTTGCATATGGTAAACACTAAAAATGGAATTTAAACACCCGAAATATTATGCTGAGCTCAGGAAGCGTGGTCGTAAGCTTACAAGCTCTCAAGCAAAAGTCGACAAGCCTTCCAGCCCTGAGCCAAAGGCTCAAGCTTCAAGCCAGAATCAACAAGCTCCAGAATCTTCAAGCCAGAGTACAAGCGCACAAGCCCACGAGCCGGGGTACAAGCAACAAGGATAAAGGTATTCTTAGGATGTTTCACGTGAAACGAAACCTGGTGCGGTGAGAGGGATATTTTGTTACCTAATGTTACCTTCAGTTCGATTGTAATGAAGGTGCTAGAAGGAGTATAGGCCAATATATCAGGAGTGCCAAATAAGCTACGATTTTCCAGTCTATTATAAGATATTGACGGTATATTTTTCTTAAGATCACGATATAATTTTACCTCTGGTTTCATGAAGGTAACATGAAGGGTAAATTATAACTTGCCAATTATCTTTGGCATCTTCCAAGTACCTTGCAATTTCACACCTTTAAAATTTAAAATGTGAGTGTCTCTATCACCAATTACTCTAGATTCCAACAATTGAATTTCGGATACGTCAAGTTTTTCTCCGTTAGGCATCTCAATCTGAATCCTGGCATTTTGTGCTACAGGGGATACTAAGAATTTATCTAAAAATTGTCTTAATTCTTTCGCTTTCATAAATGTTGATATATAGCTCAGGAAACTATATATTGCAAGTATGACTAAATCTGGACCAAAACCAATGGTAAAAGAACCTTGGCATCCTGTACAAGATTTGACAGAGATGCAACGTAGATTCTGTGATTACCTAGCGTACAATCAAGGTAGAACCACGTATACAGAAGCAGCTATCAAAGCAGGCTACAATGAGAACAGAGCTAGAATCGAGGGGTCTGAATTGATGAAGAATCCCAAGATACAGAGATACTATCGTTACAAGGTTAATGACGTTAACAGGTCTCTTGCGGTCAATAGAACTAACTACATACAGAGATTAATAAAACTATCTAACAAAGCAGAGAACAAAGAGATAAGAGATAACTGCGCACCATTAGAAGGATTGATAGGTAAAGCGGCAGGTCTACTAGTCAATGTGATTCAACACGTTGGAGACTCAGATCTTAATGAGTTGAGAGAAGAAGAACGTAGACTCAAAAAAATAAATGAAGAAGGTCTCGAGACTCAAAAATTATTGAACTCTAAAGACTAACTTTCTCCATCTTAATTATACACCCAATCGGAAATACATTACGGTCTGAGAATAATTCATCGCCCTCTTCGTAGGATGCGAATGTCCAAACATATTTTTTATTTTTATCAAATAGATATGCATGAGTTATCATCGTAGATGGTATCAAACCATACGAGTCATGATGTGTTGCATGCCCGGAGTCACCAGTCGGATCAATCCAGGTGATCTCATAGAAATAATATCTTTTCTTTTTGATTACAACAGATTTGTATTTAGATTTCTTAGGACGTCTCATGGAATCTGTATACCCCTAATTCTATAATTTATAAAATAAAAATAAAAAACACGCGCGCGACCCCTTATTTCGTTGGTATTACTAGCTTTTTTAACAATTGTACCAATTGTACCTCGTTGTACCAAGCACCTTTGGTACAAAAATGAACGAATAAGCATTGGTATTACTATCTTTTTTAAATTGTACCAATTGTACCAGGGTTTAAAAAAAAATAAAAAAAATTTTTTATTTTTTATACAAAAAAGTGTATACAATTGCATGATTAGTCGATTATTCCACAATTTACTATACTTTTTAGTCATCTTTTGTACCTTGGCCCTCTTTTGCTTTTGGTACATTGGCATAATACTGGTCTATTTTCTTCAAGAATGTATGCATGTGACCCTGAAATTCCTTGTCCGATACTTCAAACTTCTGAAAGAAGCCATCTTTAGAACACATTAGAATGATTCCAGACTGTATCTTCGTGTCATACACTTGGTTGTGAGCCATTGCATAAGCTGCCAACTGCACAAAATAATCTTCAATCCACTCTCGCTGTTTTGGCTTGTTTGTTTGCTTGAAGTCTATTATACTTTCGCGCCCATTATAAATTCCCACAACATCTGTTTGTCCGGCGTACAGTCCAGGATAATATAATGTTACCTCACTGCCCCATACTTCCTCCAGGTCCCCGAGCCCCGATTCGACAACAATGTTGGCCATTCTCCCTGCTTCCTGGCCAATGGCTGTAAGGTCCAAATGTGGCTTATTATTTATATATCCTTCAAGATAGG